CCGCGGCATCGGTCATTGCGATGGCCGGAACCAAGGTGCTTATGGCACCTACCGCACTTATGATGATTCACAATCCTATGACAGCGGCATTCGGTGATTGCGAAGATATGCAGAAAGCCATCGAAATGCTCAACGAGGTAAAGGAAAGCATCATCAACGCTTACGAAATCCGCACCAATCTCTCCCGTGCAAAGCTGTCTCACCTTATGAGCAGCGAAACCTGGATGAACGCAAAAAAGGCTATTGAACTCGGCTTTGCTGATGAAATCCTCACCGATGAAAAAACGGTGGCGGATGTTCCTGCTTTTGCGTTTTCCAGCAAGGCAGTGGAAATGGCACTCATCAATAAAATCACCGCTAAAGCAAAACCCGTGGTCAAGGATGAACCCAAGGCAGAGCCGAAGGAAACACCCAAGACCGAACCCGCCCACGGCAGATCCGTCAATGAACTGATGGAACGCCTCAATCTTATGAAATATTAAAAGGAGGATATCGTAATGACGATTATCGAAATGCGTGCAAAGCGCGCCAAGGCTATCGAAGCCGCAAAGGCTTTTTTGGATTCCCACAGAAACAAGGATGGTTTCCTCTCCACCGAGGATGATGCCATCTACACCAGTATGGAAAACGACATCGGTAAGATGGGCGTTGAAATCGCCCGTATGGAAAGAATGGAGGCTATGGATGCCGAACTTTCCAAACCCGTGTCCACTCCCATCACCGAGAAACCCGCAACCGCAAAGGTTGACACCAAGGTCGGTACTGCATCTGACTCTTATAAGGATGCGTTCTGGAACGTAACCCGTGCCAAGAACGGCGTTTCTTATGAGGTTCGCAATGCTCTCCAGGAAGGTGTCGACAGCGAGGGTGGCTATCTCGTTCCCGATGAGTTTGAAAACACTCTCGTCCAGGCACTCCACGATGAGCACATCTTCCGCGCCCACGCTCACGTTTTCCAGACCGGAGCTGGCAGCCGTAAGATTCCCGTTGTAACCACCAAGGGTACTGCATCCTGGGTTGATGAGGAAGGCACCATTCCCGAAGGTGACGACATCTTTGGTCAGCAGACCATCGATGCTCACAAGGTAGGTACTATCATCAAGGTTTCTGATGAGTTGCTCAACGACTCTGCATTTGACCTTGAGAGTTATTTCGCTTCCGAGTTTGCCCGTCGCATCGGTGACAAGGAAGAGGACGCTTTCTTCAATGGCAACGGTGAGAAGAAGCCTCTCGGCATTCTTGCTGATAAGGGTGGCGCGGAAGTCGGTGTCACCGCGGCTTCCGGCACTGCTATCACCGCTGATGAGATTATCAATCTCTTCTATAGCGTGAAGGCTCCTTACCGCAGAAAGGCCATCTGGATTTTCAACGATGACACTATGGCTGCTATTCGCAAGCTCAAGGGCAACGACGGTCAGTACCTCTGGCAGAAGGCTCTCCAGGAGGGCGGTCACGAGACTCTGCTCGGCAGACCTATCTTCACTTCTCCTTTCGTTCCCACCATCGCTGCCGGCAACAAGGTAGCCGTGTTCGGTGACCTCCACTTCTATTGGATCGGTGACCGCCAGGGCATCACCTTCAAGCGCCTCAACGAGCGTTATGCGGATTCCGGTCAGGTCGGTTTCCTTGCTACCAAGCGCCTCGATGGTAAGCTCATCCTCCCTGAAGCCGTTAAGGTTCTTCAGATGAAGGGTACTGCCACTGCGTAATGGGAAGGCGGTGATGTAGAATGGCAAATCTGCTTCAAAGAGTAAAGGACAATTTAATTCTTACGCATAGCGAAGATGATGGTCTGCTCGAAGGCTACATCACCGCTGCCACCGCTTATGCGGAGAGTTATCAGCATATTCCGGAAGGACATTATAAAGACCACCCAATGCCACCTACTACCGAGCAGGCAGTTGTAATGCTGTCCTCTCATTTTTATGAGTCGAGGGACGGTAGCACGGGTGGTTTCTTCCAGGATAATCCCCAGGCAGCACAGCAGGTGTGGAACACGGTCAATCTGCTCTTAAGACTTGACCGAGATTGGAAGGTGTGAGTATGAGTTTTGGCAAAATGAACACTTTCATCGACATTGTTTCCGTAACCAAGAAAAAGGACAGCGAGGGTTTCACGGTTGACGCTGAGGAAATCCTCGCTTCTGTCCGTGCTTACAGAGAAGGTCGACACGGCTCACAGCGTTGGGCAAACTTGGCGGCTTTCTCCGAAGCCACTGACCTTTTCCGTTTCCGTAGCATTCCCGGCATTGACGTTACTACCGACCACATCCTTGTATGCGAGGATGGCAGGTTCGACATTACTTCTGTCGAAGACGTCAAAAGCCGTGGAATGTATGTGGAGGTGCTTGCAAAAAAGGTGGTGAGTACCGTTGGCAAAGGCTGAAGTAATGATGCCGGATGATTTCCTGCAAAAGCTGTCCAAGCTGGCTGACCGTACTGATGAGATTTCCGAGCGTGTCTTGGAAGCCGGTGGTGAGGTCGTTCTTTCCAAAGTAAAAAGCAACCTTTCTTCTGTAATCGGCAAAGGGACACAGTATGAGTCTCGCAGCACGGGTGAACTGGAACGCTCCCTCGGTCTTACACCCGTAAAGGTTGACCGTGATGGCAACTACAATATCAAGATTGGCTTTTCCGAGCCTCGTTCAGATGGTGGAAGCAATGCGAAAATCGCAAATATTATCGAGTACGGCAGACACGGACAGCCTGCAAAACCGTTTTTGAAACCAGCGAAGTCCGCATCCAAGACACCGTGCCAAGAGGCTATGAAGCGAAAGTTTCAAGAGGAGGTCGATAAATTATGAGTATTCTTACAGATATGCAAAAGATAATCGGTCCCCTGGGCATTCCCATTGAAACGGGGGTGTTTACGGATAAGGCACCCGACAAGTACATCGTAGTTGTTCCACTTACAGATACCTTTGCAGTTCACGCAGATAACCAACCCGAAGTTGACGTGCAGGAAGCACGTCTTTCTTTGTATACCCAAGGCAGTTACACCAAGGAAAAGAACGCACTTGTTCGTGCCTTGCTTGCTGCCGACATTACCATAACCGGCAGACAGTATGTCGGCTATGAAACCGAGACCGGCTACCATCACTACAACATTGATGTGGCCAATCACTACGAAATGGAGGAATAACCTATATGGCAACTATCGGTCTTGATAAACTCTTTTACTCCAAAATCACCGAAGATGCCGAGGGCAATGAAAGCTACGCAACTCCTACTCAGCTTGCAAAAGCAATGACCGCAGACCTTTCTGTGGAATTGGCTGAAGCAACCTTGTATGCCGATGACGGTGCTGCCGAAATCGTCAAGGAGTTCAAAAGCGGTACGCTTTCCCTCGGTGTTGATGACCTGGGCGGCAGCGTTGCTTCCGACCTCACCGGCGCGACTATCGATGATAACGGTGTTGTGGTATCCACCGCAGAGGACGGTGGCACTCCCGTTGCTATCGGTTTCCGTGCAAAGAAGTCTAACGGCAAGTACCGTTACTTCTGGCTGTACCGAGTAAAATTCGGTATTCCCGCCACTGCTCTCGCTACCAAGGGTGACAGCATTACCTTTAACACTCCCACCATCGAAGGCACGATTATGCGCCGTAACAAGGTGGATGGTGCCGGGAAACATCCCTGGAAGGTTGAGGCTACCGAAGGTGACAGCGCTATCAAAGCGGAAGTTATCACCAACTGGTATAAGCAGGTGTACGAACCCAGCTACGCTTCTGCCACTCCCGCAAAGACAGAATAAGGAGGTCTTGATTTATGGATAAGGAACGCACCGCAACTATCCTCATCGGTAATGAGGAACACACGCTCTTGCTCTCCACCAAAGCTACCAAGGAAATCGCTGCCCGTTACGGTGGTCTTGAAAACCTGGGTGAAAAGCTGATGAAGAGCGAAAACTTTGAAATGGCTATCGGTGAAATCGTATGGCTCATCACCTTGCTTGCTAACCAGACCATTTTGGTTCACAACATTCAGCACAAGGATGAACCCCGCGACCTGCTCACTGAAGAGTATGTGGAAATCCTCACAACTCCGGCAGACCTCGCCACCTTCAAGGTGGCAATCACCGAGGCTATGTTTAAGGGCACCAAGCGTAATATTCAGAGCGAGGATGACCCAAAAAACGCGGCGGTCGAGTAAGTGATGAAGAGTTATTTACTCGACTTTTATATTACGGCATCGGTCAGCTTCATCTGTCCTGGGATGAAGTGTGGCTGATGCCGTTTGGCTTACTCCTTGACCTTTGG